AACCATGTTCACACTCAACCGCCGCAACAATGGAGCGTACCTGGCCATCGTGCCCACCGCAATGGATGCCGAGCGTACCCGCTCCGGTGCCCGCAAGGCTGTCGCTGTATTGTCCCCACCAGTCCGCAAGAATCAAGCCGTGAAGACCCCGGAGGGCTTCGTGGTAATCAGCAAGCAGGCATTCGACTATGCCATGTGGGCACCCGCAAGCGCCCCCAAGCTGGTGTGTCGCAAGGTGTACAGCCGCGCCCGTGCATACTGGCTGGTGGCCAAGATGGACTTCGCTGATGCAGTGTCGGCCATCAAGAAGCGCTTCACCTCGAAGGGGGGCAAGTGATGCCACAGTTCATCGAAGACCACTACAGCAAGCCCCGCGTGGTAGTCCTGGGCCTGGGTGCCATGGCCGGGGCAGGGAAGGATACCTTCCTGGACCTCCTGGCCGACCGAGCGGACATCGTCAATGTGAAGTTTGCGGACGCCTTGACCGATGAGGTGGCCGCCCTGTTCTCCGAACGGGTGACCCGCGAGGACTTCCAGGCGCTGCGCGATAACAGCCACGACAAGGATGTCAAGATGGGAGTCTTCCGTGCCCGCAATGTGGAGAATGACCACTATAAGGGCTTCCTTGCCATGCAGGGATACGACCTGGACGCCCCTATGTCAATCCGGGACCACCTGGTCCTCTACGGAACGGACTATGCCCGCAAGTTCCGGGGCCAGGAGGACGTATGGCTCCGCAAGGGACTGGAGCGCATCGAAGAGGTCCGCAGCAAGGGCCTCATCCCTGTGGTGACCGATGTGCGCTTCCCTAACGAGGCTCAGGCCATCAAGGACCTTGGTGGAACGCTGGTCTCCATCACTGCGGACTGGCTGGCCAACCGCGCATTGGACGCCATCACGGCTAAGGCGGAGGGACTCCTAAAGGATGTCCAATTCGACGCCAAGCTGATCAACGTATGGGGCAACCCGGCATCCATGAAAGGACAGTTCTATGCAAAGTTCCGATTCTAAGCCACTGACCCGCTACCGCATCCGGTTCATCCTTCCGGGTGCCGCCTGGCTGGTCCCTCATGAGGTCAAAGCGGTTTCCCTGGAGGCTGCCCGCGAGTGGGCGTATGAGCAATACGATGAAATGTGGGATGCTGAAATCTACGACATCACGCCCCTGAGCTAACCCACACTAGAGACGGAGGGAATCCTCCCTTCGCTCTAACCTTTATAGGAGATTCACAACTATGAGCGCACCACAAAAAGCAACGACCTACAACACCCCGCAGGCAATCGCGTTTGGCTTCGTCAACCTGATCAAGCCGGACACCAAGTACAAAGCCGAGGGTGAGTTCAAGATTCGCGTCAAGGTACCAGTGACTGCCAAGGGCGCTGTTGAACAGTTCGAGATGCTGGCCGAGCTGGCCACGAAGGCATACGACGACACAGTGAAGAAGGCCCAGAAGGACCCGAAGTTTAAGGCCACCCTGAAGGGCAAACCGCCAAAGGTAGCCGACTTGCCATTCTACAAGGATGACGATGAGGGTGTCTTCGTGTACACCTTCAAGACGAAGGCCAGCTACGTGTCCAAGAAGGAAGGCACGGCAGGCCAAGTGATCACCCGCACGGTGCCCATCTTTGGCCCTAACGGCCGCTACGCCCCGGATGACATCCCGGCATTCGGCGCAGGCTCAACGGTGCGCATCTCGTTCTCCGCTGCGGACTTCTTCACGGTTACCGTAGGCGCTGGCATCACGCTCCGCCTGGAAGCCGTAAAGCTGATCAAAGCGGTGGCCTTCTCGGGTGCCGACAATGACCCATTCGGCGATGACGATGATGATGCCGAGGACTACAGCGGCACGGGCGCATCGGGTGGCAGCAAGGAAGACACGCCATTCATCCCAGGCGATGATGAGCAAGAGGAAGACTTCTAATGGCTGGCCCGTCCCGGAATCCCTGGGCGGGTCGTCACGTAGCAGCAACCTACCGCAGCGGCCTGGAAGATAAGGTCGCCGCGCAGCTAGAGGCAAAGGGTGTGGCATTCGACTATGAGGGTCACACAATTAGCTACGTCATCCCCGCCAGCAATCACAAGTATCATCCCGACTTCGTGCTGCCCAATGGAATCATCGTTGAAACCAAGGGCATATTCGACTCGGATGATCGCAAGAAACACACCCTGATCCGTGAGCAATACCCGGACTTGGACATCCGTTTCGTTTTCAGCTCCAGCAAGTCCAAACTGTACAAGGGTTCCCCGACGACATACGGGAAATGGTGCGAGAAGAATGGCTTCAAGTACGCCGATAAGCTGATCCCCGCCGACTGGCTGGGTGAGCGCGGCAAGGTATCCCCTCATGTGATCCCCAAGCAACGAAAGGAGGCCTAGCATGATGAAATTACCGGCTCCCTTCTCGGGCTGCCCGCCCCTGAAGAAACGCCTCAAGACGGACCTGATTGTGGTCCACTGCGCTGACACCCCGCCAACCATGGATGTCACTGCCCGCATGATCAATCAGTGGCATGTGAAGGATAACGGCTGGGCCGCCATCGGCTACCACTTCGTGATCAAACGCGATGGGACCGTGGAGGGTGGCCGTCCGGATAACACCGTGGGCGCGCATGCATCCCAGGTGAATAGCCACTCGATTGGCATCTGCCTGGCAGGCGGCAAGGGTGTACCCGAGAAGGGTCCCGACTGGTGGAAGCATTTCGAGCAAGCCCAGATCGTATCCCTCGCGGCCCTGATCGAGACCTTGCAGTCGTTCTACCCAGGGACCTCCGTGGTGGGACACCGTGATGTCGATAACGCGGGCAAGACCTGTCCGAACTTTGATGCAAAAGGCTGGTGGGACACTGTTGTCCACGTAAGCGAACAACGAAAGGAGTCCTAATGGCACGCGCATTTACAACAACACAGAACTACACAGGCTTACCCCCAATGGAGCGCCTGTTAATCCTGAAGATTGGAACGACGGCGGGAGTCGATTTTGTCGATGTGGAGTACCTGCTGGGAACCTCATGGGTACTTGCGGAACGATTCACAACGAGCGGCGTGAAGGTTTGCTTATTCGGCAGTAGTGACTTCCGCATTGTGCCAAATGGGTCTGCATCCTTTAACCTGGGCTAGGCATGGGGATTCAAAACTCTACCATTTTACGCCGCAAGGGATTCGGGGTGGCTGGTTTCTCTAAGACCTTCTCGGCTGCACCGGCAGAGATACCCCTTGTGTTTAGCAGATTCCCGGAGGTAACCTTCGCGGATGCTACGGATAGGCCAGCAACGGGAATAATTGTGGCCGATAAGGGCACATACTGGGAAATGGTGGTCCCACTGCCAGCGCATGGTGTGGCTAAATCAAAGGGCCAGGTGAGTCTTGTGTTCATGGCGGCAGCCGGGAGCGACTCAGTAGCACTAGAGGGGGACGTTCTCAAGGCGTCGGGAGGTATGGTGGCAAGGCCTATCGGGCACGAGGGGTCTGGTGCCATCTGGCTTGTGACGCAACCGTGGCTGGCAACACCCCCCGCATGGACACCACTCCGCTACCCAGGGACTACCCTGGCCCCGGCTGGTAGAATATCATTCCCTGATTACCTAAGCCCTGCCACAACTGCACAGTTAGCCGCAGGCTTCACATACGTCTATGTGTGCTACTTCCGGGCCAATGAGTTCACCTTCGGGTCTACATACCAGATACTCAAACCGACCGCCGCAGTACGCAGAAAGCAGTAAGCAAACCCCTGAGGTGCCCCTGTGGCCCTTGGGGGTTTTTTCGTTCTAACCCACACTAGAGACGAAACCCACACCAACCTACAGGAGGCCCTATGGCTAGACGCGACAACGAAGGACAAGAAGAGACCAGTGAGTTTGTGATGCATGTTCCCTGCGAGAATACCTCGTGTGGCTCCAGCGATGCAAACTCCCTGTACACAGACGGACACCAATACTGCTTTGCCTGCGAGACCTACAAGCATGGCGAGGAGGGTGCCGAGCGCCCCACCGTTAAGCGCGGCGAAGGTGTAAGCCCGATGGGTGCCCATGAGGGCCGCTTCGAGGCTTTGACCAAGCGGGGCATCACCAAGGAAACATGCCAGAAGTACGGCTACTGGGTCGGTCGCTTTAACGGCGAGATGCGCCAGGTG